CTGCTTGTGTAGCATATTGTACAGTTGCACGAACAAGATTGTTATCTGCATCAGAGAACTGAACAAGGTCACCTTGCTGAACCAAAGCAGAAGCATCAGCACTGAAACTTGTAGATTCTACAAACATAGTGCCCTTTGCACCAAAGAAAGTGTAATCAGTTACTGCTTTGATATCAGAGAAAGACTGATTGTCTACAACTAGGTCAGCACTAAACTTATTAGCACCACCAGAACCATAAGAACTACCAATAGACTTGACGTTCTGTGGAGTGTAAGTTGTTACTGCGTTTCTTACCAATACAGCACGGACACTAGCAGCACCAGCACTGTCACTAGTTCCACTAACAATAATTTCAGGTGGTCTTGTAAATTCTAGATTACGGAGGAATGCTTGATTGTTTACAACAACTTTGTAAATTTTACCACCATAAACAGTCGCTTCGATCTTAGAACTATCATATTCAACACCATTCAACAGAACAGCAGCATCAGCAGAATAACCTGATCCTCTATCAATTGTTACAAAGTGAGAGATAGTATTGTCTTTTGCAATTTTTACAGTGTTAGAATCTTCATCTCTGATTGTTTCACCAGATTGGAATTTTCCAGACAAAGTTTTAACAAACAGAATTCTATCTGTGCTGTATACACCAGATGCAGGACCTTCTACAACACCGTAAGCACCACTGTCTAGACCAAATACATACTTACCTTCATCAAAACCTGTTGGAACAGTTTCCAACATAATCTTAGTGAAGAACTGTGGATCAAAATATGAGAACCCAAAGATACTATTGTAACTAGCAGTTCCTCCTGCTAGACGACCCTTAGAAAGAATTACATCAGAATCAGCATTGAAACCTTCACCACGTTGCTTGAGGAAGAAGTTGCTTGGTTTTACTTTACCAATAACAGGAGTAATTGTAGGACGATGATCTACAACCTCACCCCAGTAATCAGTATTTGCCTGTGCATCTCCAGTAGACAAGAATAGTTTTCTCTTCTTCTCTGTATCTCCTTCATCAAATTCTTGTAGGAGATTTTCTAGTTCTGCTTTATTACCAAATACAGTTAGTTCCAAGAACTGTTTGTTTTCGTTACTGTCAATTCCTGGTCTGTTAATAGTAGCAAATGCTAGTGTAGTAACAGTTCCAATAGAAGTTGCTGTGCCAGTTTCACTTCTGGACTTAATATAGTAAATTGTTTTATAATCTGATTGGAAATTAGCATCTGTAATAGAACCAAGATTTGGTTGACCATTCAATCCTAATACATCAATAGTAATAGTTTTGATTGCATCATTAGCAGTAAAAGTCAAACCACGTCTAGCGACAGTTTGTCTATGATCTGTTGATCCTTCAGTTCCGTTTGATCCAATAGATCCATCACTGAATGATCCATACAAGAATACATCAGGATATGCAGTAAGATCAGATCCTTCTTTGTTTAGAGGAACACTACCAAATACGTTAGTTACAGTAAATGATGGGAGACCCTTAGTCTTAATTGTTACGTTGTCACTAGAGAGACTTTCTCTTGCTTTGTTTACTTCAAGATACTTAGTTTCTTTGTTAACAATTTCGTATCCTTTAATATATGCTTTACCAGGACCAATGCTGGTAACCATCTTTCTAGCAGCTTCACTAGCACTCTTTCCATTGTATAGACCGAATTCATCAGCGCCGTAGATACCTCTGTTACCGTCTTTCTGCGCCCACTCACGCATGTCGATATCAAAGTTATCAACAACGTAATCACCACTCTCATCAAATGTTCTACGTGCTAGAGTTTGCTCTAGTACACTAAAGTCAGTAGAACTAATTTTTCTTTGTACAACACCTCTCTTGACAGTCAGGAGTTGAATGAAGTTTTTATCAGTAATTGCATCTAGAGCAAACTCTTTGATTTCTAGACTAATCTTTAGTCTATGTGCGCCAGGTGCTGTATAGTTAGAAGAACCAATTGCATTATCATATAGAGTTGGATCTGCTTCTGGTGTTACAATTTCTTCTTTAATTGTAAATCCAACCTTTGCAGATGGTTTGTCATAATACTCATCAATAACTAGGAGTTGCTCATCGTTACGAACAAAATAACCATTGACAAAATAGATACCTTCTTCTACCTTAACAGCAGAACCAAATCCCATCGCAGGGCTTTCTAGAGAAGTTGTCTCTCCAGTATCAGGATTTGTAATTTGAATACTTGTAGGAAGAACACTACCATCAGTTCCAACAACTAGAAGTGGAGTATTGACACCATCGACAACTTCTAATGTTTCACCTTGACGGAAGGTTGGTTCAGTGTTGGAGTTACCACTGTTAATGTAACTTACAAATACTGTATCAGCAGTGCTCTCTGTTGCTAGTTTTGCGGATAGTACGGTTCCGACAACACCAGACGTAAGACCCCTTAACTGCTGTCCTACTAATTGTGTAATATCATACTTCTTATAAACGATATCGTCTCCCTCTGAGATAGCAACCTCTGAGACAGATGATAGTTTAACGTAGTCTAGTTTAGTATTAAGACCTACCTCGCCAGGAATTACCTGCTCACCCTGCTTGAAAGCATACTTTCCAAAACTTTCAATCTGGTTCTGGAGAATGGATTGAACTTGTGTTAATTCTCTACCTTGAATAGAGTATCCAGGACGGAATAGAATCTTATAAAAATTCTTACTCGCGTCAAAGTCCTCGTAATAAGGATTTACATTTAGGTTTGTCTTCTGTGGCATCGTACTCCGCCAAATACTAGTATCTAGTCCCTAGTATTTATAGAGATAAAAAAAATCCCCCGATCTCTCGGGGGACTTAACAATACTTGTTTTGATCAGAATTCGATAACTAGTTTGATGTCTTCAATCTGGTCAGGAGCACGAGTAATTAGACGACGGTTTTCAACGTAGATAACGTCACCAGAATTATTCTGGATCTCAGAATCTGCGACACCATCAGCAAATGTTACACCGAGTAGTGTTCCAGCGTAGTTTTGAACAGTACCAGAAGCAGTAGATCCAGTACCAGTAACTGCAGCAGGAGTTTGTGAAGCATTTTCAAATGCTCTTACAACACCATTATCAGCGTGTGCATCAACAGTTTGGATATACTTAAGAACACCAGCGGTTGTAGAACCACTGTCTAGTGTCCAAGAAACGACGGTTCCTTTTGCAGTACCACCAGCAACTGTCTGTGTGATTGTCTCGTCAACGTTATAGTCTGCGCTAGCACCAGTGATCTTGATAGACTTAAGACCAGAGAGAGTGTCATCGATAGCAAACGTAGAAGTTCCGTTGTCAACAGGATCAGCAATGATACCAATACGACGGAAATCGTTATCAACAGGGAAGTCACCAGAACCTTCAGAATAGGTTAGACGGATGTTTGTCATCACGCGCTTACCATTAAGTTCTGTTTCATGGTCAGAACCATGACCACCTTCAGGAGGAAGAATTGGTTCTAGAGCACCAGTTGCACCACCAGGTGTTGCGACTGCGCTGCTTAGACCAGCATCAGAGAAGAGATTACCGTTACCAAGTAGAACAGATGCATAAGTGTAACCTGATCCTCTTGCTTGAATAGAAGCAGAAGTGATTGTACCAGCACCATTAGTTACTAGTTGTACAACGCCATTTGAACCATCACCCTTGATACCAGCATATAGTGTCTGAGAAGCAGGAAGACCAGCACCAGCATCTTCTACAACAACTGCATCAATTGCACCAGCAACTGCTAGACCCTCAACAGTTTGACGGGAAGCGTTAGTTGAAAGAACAATTGGCATGAAGTCAGAAGAAAGGAACTTCAGAACATCATCAGTAGGAATAGTATACATGTACTTCCAAACATAACCGTTACCAGTTGTCTCGGTGTATAGACCAGTGGAAGAGTTGTAGTTAGCACCTGCTACAGATGGTTCCTCAGTAGCATTTTGGTTTGTGGAAGGATCTCCATTGAAGAGACACTTGAATACTTCATACTGGGAGTTCATTACATAGAACTTAGCATCAGCAATGCTAGTAGCACCAGTTTTACCTGCTTTACCAATCTGACCACCGCCACCAGGTGTATCAGAATAGTCAGGTTTCCACATATCGTATGCTGGGTTAGCAGATAGGTCCCAGTTATAACGTCTGATAACTGTTCTTGCGTATGCAGAAGTAATTCTCTTAGCAGCAATCAATTCGTCATATAGAGCAACCTTTTCTGATTGGTTGTCTAGAGGCAGAGGAGGAACGTTCTCATCTGCATAACGATAAACGCCAGACTTTGCTGTGGCACCAGTGTCGGATCCACCAGCACCGCCAGTACGGCACTTGAGGGCGGCACCAACTCCAGGAACTGAAGTTGTGGTTGGGAAAACGTCGGTCAGAAGGAGGGCACTATCATAAACTTTTGCAATCGTTGCACGGAAGGTGGTGGAACCATATGTTCCAGTATATACTTCGTCACCTTCTGTAAAAGATGTTGCGTTCTTAGAGTAGATCTCTAGATATGCTCTCCAAGGTTGCGGACGACCCACAAAGAAGTACATTCGCGAACGCTCTGTACTTGTGTCCGTTGGACCTTCAGTAAGAGATTCTAGGAATTGTTTCGCGTTAAAAATACGAAACTTATCAGAAATAATAGCAGCCATGGGTTTCTTTATCCGACGTGTTGAGTTGTGCCTGTGTTATTTATATTTATAGCAATATTTATGATATTGCATAAGGAATTAACTCATCTCCGCTTGATACGTTTGTAGGTCCGCTAATAACGGTACAACCTTCAAACTGAGATGATGTCTTTCCTGTGTACTGAATGACAGTTCCCGCACTAGTGAACAGGTAACCTGTAGTTGGGAAGTAATTTGTATTTTGTACAACCAAGTTTCCAGCAATAGCGCCAGTTGCGCTACTAATGGCAACAGGATTTTGAATTGATGGTGGTACAAGGTTGAAAATAGGACCAGCAAGGGTGTAACTGGATTTACCTCTATCAGTAAAGTCTTTTAATGTAAACGCTGGGAAGTAGAAATCAAACTCTTTAATTGTTAGCGCGGAAACACCTGCCGCACCATCATTAAATATACCATCAAAGAAACTGATAGTATGACCAGCATTGGTCTTGGTGTATTGTCCAATGTATTCGGAACCAACACCAAACAATGAGTTGAAGATCTCAATTTCAGTGGCATCTCTCTTAGTTACAAAGTATTTGCCATTGACATCAATGAGATCAACCTCACCATCATGTGTTCCCTGAGTGTTACCTGCTCTGATTGCTGTAGGATCAACGATGAACGCTTGTTCTTCATATCCATCAACAACACCGCCAGGTGGAGGAGTGATTACAACCTCTAGTGCTTCTCTAGTAATGGAGAAGTCAGCAGGAGCTTCAATTTCTCTTTGGACACTTCTTTCAAATCCAGCAGCAGATGCGCTTGCGGATACCATAGTAACATCGCTTTCGCTTTCGATGGTGACGACACCAACAGATGCGACAGAAACAAGTTCTGGAACCTGTCTCATGAATGTGCCTGCTGCCCAGAATTGTGCAGTAGTTCCTTTTCTGCCTCTTAGGACATTGAGGAAACGATCGTTCAACTTACGACCGTACTCAACCATTTCATTACCAATGAGCAACTGACCCATTGCATCAAACTTGGCAGTATCAGCAATGTAAACAACATTATCAACAGGGTCAAGGTCAACCTGCAAGAATGCACCAACCTCGAAGAAGTTGACGTTATCAAGAGCATTGTTAGGAATTTCAATCTGCTGTGTCTGGGTGATTACTCTGCTTACAGTAGAGATAGAATTGACTGTTACAATGTCCTGCAATTCTGCAGATACAACAGTTGCTTCATAATCCAAAGTATGTACTACAACATCTTCAGCTGATGGATCAGAAGAACTATTGATTTCAATAATATCTCTCTTAGGATCTAATGCTCCACCGATAGAGAATACCTCAATCTCTTTAGGAGTGAGTTCTCTTTCAATCTTAATGGTTGCATCAGTGAGTGGACCGAATGTAACACTAGAGATACTATCGATAGCATTGAGACCAGCATCACTAATGGTATCAATAACAGACAATGCACTCATTCCAAATCCACTGATGTTAGTCTCAATACCTAGATTGATTAGAGATACACCAATGTCTCTTTCAGAAAGAATATCAAATCTTCTTGCAACAACTACCTTAGGTGCTTCTGTATATCCAGATCCACCATCAATGAGGTCAACACTGATTACTTGACCTTTATTTACTAGAACATTTGCTTTAGCACCACCACCTTGTCCATTTTCAGGAATAAACTCTAGAACTGGTGGCGTATCATATTGATATGCTGTTGGTTGTGTGATAGGTTCATAACTACGTTGGTTCCAAGTCAAAGAAACAACAGAACCATTCTCAATAGTAGCAATAACTGATAATCCTTCACCACGAGTGATACCAGTGTAACTTTCGATTTCTACTTGACCGTAGATATCATCAGTTACCATCTCGCCAGGTCTACCATCTTTACTGGTTACAGTAGTTGGTAGCTTCTTGATATTTCTAAACTCATTTTCACCTTCTACTCTGATCTTGTCACCACTAGAAAGATATACAAATGGAGACTTGTATATTTTGCCTAGTACAGTTCCAGACCAAATACCAGTATCATCTTGTAGTTGTTTTCTGCCATAATCATCTACATCGAATGTAATAGTAGCAGTAGTATAATTAGCAGTTGTGATGGTATAATTTAAGTTATAGTAACTCTTGACACCAAATACTAAATCCAGTCCTGGTTTGACAAAACCATTTTGAGATTGTAGATTAAACTGCATGGTTGTGCCAACAACATACAGGTTAGATACTGTACCAATTGTATTGTATGTTCCATCTGGATTTACCTGCCAGCAGTCGATTGGAAGACCAATCTTGTCGCCCATCCATGTATATGTGGAGTATCCACTAACAGTATTAGCGTCAACACCAGTAATTTCAAATACACCACTTGAGAAGTAAGTATCAGGAGCAAAATCATAGATGTTAAGAATTTGACCGACATCTCTACCATAAAGATATCTCATGTCAATCTTCATTTCCTTCTTAATAGGAACATTAAAACTAATGTTAGGACCAGAGATAGTGTAAGAATAAGTTTCTCTTTGTAGAACACCATCTAGGAAGACATACAAGTTGTCATTAGATTCGATGCTTTGTACACTATTGTCTTCTACATCCAAAATCAAGAAAGGACCAGACTTAACATCATCTACTAGATCATAGTCAATTGTAAGTCTCTTATAATTACCAACACCAACCATAGATGTTTTTTCTACAGCAGTTGGTTCACCAATAGATTTTGCACCAAAGTCTTGATCCCAAATAGGAGCAACATCAAACTTGATCAAGTTTGGAATTACACTTCTATCAATAAAGTATGCGTCAAACAATGGGAAGTTTTCAGTATACTTTGGTCTTTGTAGAACGGCATTTAGAGTTACAAACAGATCTTCATCTTCTTCTAAGATAACTTCTGTATTGTCATCCCAATATAGTTCAAACTCTTTAGTTTCTCCATCAATAAAATCAGGTAGTGCTTTAGTTACAGAGTTTTGTGCTAGAATATCTCTAACGTTACCAAACAGAGCATCAACAGAAGAAATTACATCATTACATTCTTGTGCTGGTAGCAATGGATCACCAATAATATTATAGTTGGAGTATGTAAGAGATTGAGACCAATTACCTGCTTTATTTGGATTTTGTTTTGTAATTTCAACTAGTCCTCTACCTTCTGTTAGAATAGTATTAACAATACCATAGAAAGTATCAAGAGAACTTTCTACTTCTGCACAATATGGAGAGAGACTATCAACTAGTACAGCAGGATCAGTAACTGGAGCAATATTGGTATAAGTTCCTGCTACAAGAGAGTTTCTCATTGCTTGAACCATTAGGTCTTTTGCATATTCAAATGCTGCAAGACTTTCAGTTAGTTCGCCATTGATAGAAAGAAGATTTTCGGAACTTGGATAGTCTGCCTTCACATAGTATAGTTGACCGAATTCAACAACCTTTTGGTTACCACCAAACTTGAGGTGATAAACAAAGGCATCAACCAAGAAACCTAGATCACGCTGACACTTAGCACCTTTTGCATTCCAGTTAATGCCAGGATAAGTTGCTTCTGCCCAACCAACAGTCTCTTCTTGGATATATGCTTTGTTAGCATCAATTAGATTACCAGCATCATAGAATGTGCCATTGTTGATGCCACTCCAAGAGAATGTTGCTTGGTCAGTTCCAGAGAACGATACTGGTGCAGTAACAGTAACGCCAGGTGGTAGTGCATATGTATTACCAGGTGCAACAGCACCAGTGTTAGTAGCAATGCTGCCAGTAGTCGCTGTGCCACTTAGCAAAGTGGTCCCTGCAGGAGCACCGCCACCACCAGAGGAGTTTGCCATAGCACTATTGTTTAGTGTTACCTGAGTATCACTATCAATAGAGATAATTTTAGTTCCAGTATGGAATGCTCTACCAGAACTTACAAACATACCAACAGCAACATTAGCAGTGCTAGTAAGGTTCATGATATTTGAACCTTGAATGTAAGTTACACCAGTGTCAGTCCAATCCCAATTACGGATTGCTAGTTTTGCTAGTCTGGAAGCATAGTCAAAAATATCTGTGCTTTCTGTTCTGTAATTTTGAATATACAAATATGCAGAACCTTCATTGAAAATAGAAGTATAGTCTACAGTCTTGACGTTACCACCAAATCTTAGGTCATGATCATATGCATCAATAATTGATCCAATGTTAACTTCATAATCATCTTGCTTTGTGCTCCAATCTAGTGATGGATGAGTTGCCTTTGCATAACCAATAGTTTCTTCTACAATAAATTTACGATTTCTTTCTAGTTGATTTGCTGCATCAATCCATCTACCATTTCTTTGGTAGATATTACGAATACCTCTAAAGTATCTGTCATTGTACTGATTATCTTTAAATGCAACATACTTACCATAGAATGTGACACCAACATAATCTGTAACGTCAGTCAGTGAATTGCCAGTCTGTTTGCTGTTTGGACCTAGAGGTGGTTGACTGAAGATAATTCTATCGCCAGATACAGTATATGATACGCCAGGTTCTTGTAGCACACCATCTAGACTGATGATGAGATTTTCTACAGAGTATGGATTGAATGGTGTTCCTTGCTCATTCAGAACTTGGAAACTTGTGGTTCCTTGTAACCTACCATCAGTATCATAATATCCATCGAAAGCAGCACCCAATGTAACTGGGAATGCACGCATTTCATTGAAGTTAAATTCTGTAGTTGATGCAGATCCAACTGCTTTACGAATTCTTTGATTTTCAAACTTCTCAATACTTTGAGTAATAGTTCTCTGTGTGCTCTCAACAGTAATCTTATTCTTATTTGGATCCCAAAGTTGGATTACTGAGAAGTGAGATGCTTTAGGCATCTCCACAGGCATTTCTGTAGAGGCAGTTGCTTCTAGATCAACTTCACCAAATAATTTGAAACCAGCAGGGTGTGTGGTAGACTTAATAAGTTCACGCCATTGGTCAATAGGTGTCTTTGACTTAACAACGTAAGAATAATCTTGATAGAAGTAACTATCAACAATCTTCTGATTAGAGTTGCCTAGTCTACCTCTATCTGATTTGTAGTATCCTAGGTTGTCATAGAAACCAGAAAGTTCTTTTGTGAAAGTCGTTGCAAATACAGTCTTAATAGTGGCCGCGGCGTTAGTAACAAGACCAATGATTTCTACGTTCTCTCTTAATGTACCCTGTACATTTTCTAGTTTAAGTAAATTACCACCAGATCTAAACTCAACGACTTCTGCTCTAGCAACCTCAGAACCTGATAGTCTTTGTACTACAATTTCACCTTTTTTGAAAGTGTAGTTACTACCAGATAGAGAGACAATAAAGTTTGAATTGAATGCAGATGCAATAGTCTTGTCTAGGTGATATGCACCACCATTGTCAATGATAGAAATACTTCTAGGAAGACCTATTGTATTACTTTCAACAAACGCCTCTACATCACCTTCTACAATCTCAATGGTAGGAGCATATGAGTATCCCTTACCAGCATTAGTAACAACAATAGAGAATACGCTACCATCTCTAATGACGATACCGAATTCTGCGTTCGATCCATCACCATCAGTGATAACAACTTTTGGATTTACATAGTTAGACCCTTTTTCTTTTACAGAAACACCTGTAATTGTTTGTGATGCATTATCAAACAACACAGTAGCAGATGCTCTATAATCTACGTTAGGTTCTACACCATCAATGATAGGAACTTTCTTATAGTTTAGTCCGAGGTTTGTGATTGAGAACGAGTTGATCTCGCCAACAGCGAACTGACCAGTAGTAGTATAAGAAATGGATCCAGAACCATCCCAAAGAGGCTCACTAGGTATATCGTAAACAAAACGAGTGGAGGTAACATAATTGATTGTCTTTACACCTTGAAGAGGATCGGTAATAATCTTGAGTGACTTACCTTCAGAATTAACAACACCTTTTCTATCAAAGTAATAGAAATTAGTAAAATCAGTTCCTATCTTTTTAGTATATGTGTTGTCACTAAGTCTTGCACCAAATCCAAATTTTACATCTGTATAAGAACCAGCATTTCCTGGTAGAATTGTGGTAGCAAACTTCTCTAGAGTTTCTAGATTATAGTTTCTACTTGGAGACATATCAAAATAAGTCCCAGTAAGACTAGAATGAGACGTATCAAACTTATACTTGTAATATTCCTGAATATTAATATCAGGGTTAGGGGTAAATGTAGTGTTGTCTTCTGAAAATTCAAATTTATTAATTGTTTCACCCGCAGAACTTACAGCAACTAATCTTGCAGGAGTGCTGCTATCAAAGAAACTAGAACTTTGTGCTACTACATTTGGATTTGTAACACTATAGTTGTAGATGACTGTAATTTTTTGAGTGTCTCTATCATAAGACTGGATAAATCCAGAATTGTTTCCAGTAAAGATCTGGAAGTTAGCATCAAAGTTATATCTTGGTTTATACAAAGATACTGCCTGACCATCATAGTGATCAACTGCAGTAGTTCCCTCTCTTGCAGTAGAAACAGTAAGAGTGCTTCCATCAATAGAAGAAATTTCTAGGATCTCTTCTCCAACTTGAATTAGATCACCGTTAGCATACTTAACTGCATCGTCAACAATCAGTTGTGTAGATCCTGCTGCAAAACCAACATGGTCAACATAAATGACTAGACGCATCGTGCTCTGTGATCCACCAGACCTTACTAGATCTTCATCAGCAACACCAAGGTAGTCTGCTTTACGATACCCAGATCCCTTTGCTTGAATTTGTACAGATGATACAATACCAGCATCAGAAACTACAATAGTTGCTGTAGCACCTGTACCAGTTCCTCCAGTCAATGGAATGTTAGTATATGTGCCAGCAGTGTAATCTGCACCACCATTTAGAATTTGGAACCTACCAATACCAGTATCATTAATTGTAGTATTGACTTTAGGTGGAATTAGAGTTGCCTCTTGATATAGTCTTTTTCTAATCCAGTAATTCTTGGTTTTTGTACTATCATCTGGGTTGATATCGATAGTTGCTTTGTCACCAATACCAAGACCATGCGCTGTAGATGTTTCTATCAAAGCAACACTTTGATTTACATCAAATGGTTCTAGGTTATCACTCAAAGAAGTAAGTGTGATAATCTTGGAACCAATAGTATTGAAGAGGTTATCAGATTGTATAAAGTAATCGTCATTGATTACCCATGTTCCTGTAAGAACTTTAATAGTTACAACATTCTGACGATTTGTGCTTTCTAAGATTTCTGCTGTTGCAACTGGTGGGTTAATACCATCGGTTAGACTTAATACAGCACCTTCTGTATAAGAACTATCTTGATCTAGTAGAACTGTAAAAGTTTTGATGTCAGCAGAGAATGTACCAGTATTATTAAACGTACCATTAACGTTCTTGAGAACAATTACGTTATCGTTAGCAACTGTACCTACAATCTCGCCAAATGCACCAGAAGATGGTTGTCTTAGTGTATCATCAGCAAATAGGTATGCAGTTTGAATAGTCGTTAGTTTTACAACTTTAGTTTCTTTACTTTGTAAGTAATTAACAGTCTTGCCTTTTACAGAAGCAACTAGTGCCTCTGCTTCAGAACCCTGCGTTCCTTGATTGTTGAAAAATACTTTATTGTTTACTGTGAAGTTAGCAGATGATCTATCAATATTGATACTATCTACTGTACCAGATGAAACATCGGAAATAGTTCCAACAAATCCTTCACCATTTCTTGGCATTGCTGCGACAGATAGTCTCTTCGCATTCTTAGGAACTTCAGACTGAGTGATATCAGAGTTGTAATTACTATCTACTGGCAATGAGTAGAAATTAGCACCTAGAATGTATGGGAATTGCGGTACTTGATTGCTATCAATAGTAATGAAATAAGCATAAGTTCCTTTCGGAAATTCTGGGGTAATACAAAATCGTCCATTGTTTTCGTCTAATGACCCGCTACGGTGGGTGTAGGTGTAATCATCAACAAAAGTACCCATGGGGTATTGTGTCAATGAAGGACCACCTGAACGAGTTCCGTTGATAGAATAACCAGATGTCATTCTAACGATAGATGAATTTGTATCTAGTGGGTCTTCGTAACCGAACGCACCATAGATAGGGTTGCCATCATAAGCAAAACCAATAATTGGAGAGTGAGTTTTACTTGCTGGTTCTGATCCTGCTTGGTTTAAATTATCATTTAGTGTAACACGAACTGCTTTAGGGTTAGCAATGTAACCATAACCATACTTAAGAACAGGATTATAGTTCTCAAAGATATATCCGTTCTCAGTGTCTAGTTTGTTTTCTAGTTTCTTGTATCTGTTGAAGTTCCATTCTTTTAATTGTGGAATACCAACTGCACCACTACCAACAGGAATGATGTCTACAATAACACTGTCTTGAGTGTAGAAGTTACCTTCGTCAATTTTATCAAATCCTGTAATTCTACCCTCAGCATCAATGATAGCATCATAACTAGCAAATCTACCACGACCTGCATTGTCTCTAATTCTTACTAGAGGAGGAGAAGAATAGTATTCGCCAGGATTGTCAATGAGTAGAGTTGTTACCTTACCACCAGTAACTACAGCACGTACAACTGCTTCTCTACCAGAAGTAATAGTGATCTCTGGTGTCAATGGGAAAGTATCTGTTGTATCTACAATGACGCTTTCAACAACCTGACCAGACAATACTGCTCTTGCTTTGTTTGGAACTTGATCGACAAGAACAAATGGTGGTTTTACATAACCACGTCCTTGCTGATCTACAGTAATTTTCTCTAACGTTCCAAAGAAAACACTGTCATCATCTCTATAACTGTAAGTACGAACACCATTCAATAGAATACCAGTGTCTGCTTTTGGTGTCTTATATCTTTCTGTAGATGTAGTTGCTCTCTTTCTAATGAGACGCAAGATGTTTTGATCTAGTACCGTCTCAGTAACAACAGAACCATCTAGAATTTTATGTGATGGAAAACCAGAAGATGTGATATAATAGTATTGATCGTCCTCAAAAATAGCAGAGACATCTGTGGTTACTTGATCCAAAGATGTAGCAACTGCTGGTAGAGTTGGTACGTTGACATCTAGATGTTGACTTAGCAACCAACGTGTTTGGTTAGTTCCTACGTTTACAATTTTGGGATCAATAGTCTTAAATCCAGGATCAGAAACTTGGATCTTATCTCCAACATTGGAATAAGGTTGTGGATCTGATGGACTTAGATTATATACGACGCCCATTGTGAGCAACGTTACACCAGTGCCTACCACTGTGACTGGTTTGTATACAGCATCATCTACACTATGTGCTACAGCAGTAGATGGTTGTCTGTTCTTGATAATAAACTGCGTTACGTTCTTATCCTCAAACGTAATCGTTTCTGTGCCTAGTAAGATAGATCCAGTGTTTCCCCAACCAACTGTTGAGAATACATTAATCCTGTCACCACTAGATGCAGTTCCAGAAACATTTTTAGTTAGTTTTGTTTTTGTAGATACAGCAAACTCGCCAGTGACAGTCTCGGGGGCAAGAATGATGTTGTAAATTACTTCACCATCTTTCGTGCCATCAGACTGTACATTGTCAACAGTAGCAGATGCATAACCATATTCATCTGTCTCTGCTTGGACGATCTTATTACCGATCAACGCTTTAGGGTCACCAGATACTACTTTGCACTTGAGTGCATAGTTACTGATCCAATCAGCGTTAGAAGACTTATATGTAAAATCTTTTGGTTTGTATACCTCAGGTTTATCAGTTGCATCCTGAGTTACAATAGTATTAAAAATAAATTTGATGGAACTTGTAGTTCCTTTTGCCTTATAGAACTTACTGATGTTCTTGATAAGGGTTCTCTTGTCTACCTCACCTCGTAGATACTTTTCAGGAAAAGAACCTAGGTATTGCTTTTCAAAGTTCTTAACCAGTGCGTACAGGAAAAGGTTACTTACATTGAGAACTTTTGCCCCAGCATTATGCGATGCCGCATCTGTGCTAGTAAAATTACTTGCCTCATATAGATCACCAAGAGATGTGTTGCCACTAATACCTCTAGAACACTCTCTGAACTCTGTGTCTGTTCTTGTAGCATAGAAGATGATCTCATCATCAATGCGGATGTATCCGTTCTTCTTTGGGAAGGATTGTGCATCTGTTACAGTGATTGTAGTATCGCTGTTTGTGATGTCTACTGTTAAACTATCGTTCTGCTTGAGAATGTTCTTCTCATAAAAATCGATGTCAGCATATTTCTGGATATTACTAATAATATCCAAAGTGCCACCTTGCACCTCCTGTGCTTCATAATACTTCTGAACGAACTTGCCAAACAGTTCGTATTCATCAGCAATAAAAGCAGGAAGCTGTGTCTCGATCAGAGTGGAAATTCTCTTAGTCTTTACAGCAGGCATTTACTTTACTCTTTGTATGCAGTGAACGAGGAATTCGCAACGTCAACGTCAAGATAAACCTCGCGGAGTGCCTTGATATCATTAGAAAGGGGTTTTACTCTAACAGAAATGCGATTATCAAAGAAACTACCCTTAATGATTGTAAGGGCATACATTTTCAATTCACCTTTTGCATAATCAATATCGCCAACTTCGCTGTCGAGAACAACTTTTTCACCAGTTACGGTATCTAGTCTATATAGGACGATTTTGCCCGCCTTGTCCTCCAGATAAACGTCAAAATTAGGGTATTCAGTAACCCTAAAGCCAGTAGACGAAAGAACAGGATCGTCGCAGTCAGTCTCGAACGTATTTTGGAAGCAAAGTTCATAATAGAATGTAGAGTTGAGCTGAGGATAGAAGTCTTTCCTCATTGTAACAGATGTTAAATTAGAATTGATCGCACGGTCTGCATCATCGATTACACCTACTGCCTTACTATACCTAAACTTACCGTTAAACTTTTCAGTATCACTTGTATCAAGATAAGACTGTACAGAAGCAATTACCTTGTCTCTAATCTGAGCAGGTGTATCATCAGTCTTAGTTCTGTCATAGTAAATCTTACTTGACAGTTCTACAAACAAGATTGATGGGTCAACAATACGAGGTTCGACAGATGCTACTGTATATTTCTCTAGTTCCTCAATAATTGTCGCTTTTGTCAGTGAAGTTAGATAACTTGCATCTTTTGGTTTCAATGCAATGAAGACTTTACCATATTCTGGTGGATCCTGATCTTCACCACCAAAGATAATGATGTCACTGGTTGCAGGATACACTCTACGAACGATTGCCTCATAGTCCTGAGAGGTCACTGCACGGTCCTGTGTGCCGTATGCCTTAGGAGCAGTGTATTTGATGCTAGCAGTAGTTTCAATTGCCTCACCGCCTGCTGCAGCAATCGTAGAGTTGATGACTACATCAGCATTAGGTGTAACACCGTTATTGTTCTCTAGTACACCAGAGAAAACGAATGATCTTACGCCATTGCTAGAAGGACCAGATGTAGTGATGTAAGAAACTTCAATTCTTGCACCATTATCAAGTTTCTTTCCTAGGACACCATCGCCCATAAGAATTTCGTATCTTTCATCTTCGATCTCATCGATGAAGAATACTTTAGATGTGCTATCAACATCTAGAATGTTATCAGCACGAAGATATTGCTCACTCAAACTACCACCAGTAGGATATACCTTCACTCTGATAGTGTTAGTGTCAATGTTGCGGTTGTCAAGAATAAATCTTTGAGACTTGAGTGCTGTATTAACAGTAAAGGTATTAGTAAGGAACGTTCCCTCTCTTACAGGAACATTTGTAAACACAGCAGTATCATTTGCTACCTGTGCTTTTGCCTCATCAGTAACAACATACTGATACAGTGTCTCATCATAGTTTGCTACAAATCCTGTACCTGCTCTTAGATTGAGTTCAGTATCAGTTGTAGGATTATTGTAAGTTACAGTAAAAGAGACATATGCAGTAGGAGCGGTAGCACTCTTGGGTTTGTACCCTAGTTGCTTCGCAATCGCTACTACATTGTCTCTCAGGGTGGCACTATCAATGAATAGTTCATTGACTACCATGTTGGTGTTAAACGCCGTATAGTAGGTGTTATAGGCAAGTGTATCGATCAAGGTCGATAATGCACTACCTTCAAAATCATAGTCAGTAAAGTCCGACTGTGCTCTCAAGTATTCCTTGAGCTGCGCTTTGATATCTTCAAAGTCTAAGTTAGCAACCTGTGTATATGGCATTATCGTGTGCGCTCTAAGAAGAATTCTACCGTTACTGCATCATCATCTCTACCTACAATGGTAAAAGTCAGTTCAACTTCATAACCATTATTGGCGTCATCAGGAAAACACCTGATGTCATCTACTTTGACCCTAGGTTCGTATCTGTTAATGCACTCAGCAACAGATGCCTTGATCATACCTGCAGTGGCATAATCCAATGGTTCAAATAACATGCGATGAATATCGCTCCCCAACTCAGGTTGGAAAGGTCGTTCTCCTTTGTTTGTAAGAAGTAAATTAGAAATGGACTGCACAATCGCAGACTTATCCTTTACCTGTACCAGATCATCAGACACAGGATGCTTCTTAAACGTAACACTCAGATCTTTAAATGTCTGAAAGGTTGGCATTTAGACACAGCAATAGGCTGTTTCTATTTATCACTTACCGCAGAATCCGTCCGCCCACTCCTCTTGATTGTCAAAGATTTCTCCCTCCTTGACATCTTTCATCTTACTTGCTTTCTTTAAGTAACGTTCACTATCGATTTCCGTAATGAGTGTCATGCCAGACTTCCTAAAGTCTTCACTCTTGTCCACTCTCTTGTCCATCAGAGGTCTCCGTTCGTTGTTTACGTTCAGCATTAGTTTCCCAAAAATAATCATCAGTGTCGCCTAGTCTCCCCCAGTCTACTCCTGCCTCCACTTGGTATTCTATGGTAGATACTTTGAAATCAGGTGTCAAGGGGTCTTCAGGCGTGATAGAGAGGTCATACAGACGCATCCTGTTATTAGGATACAATGCAAATTGACCATTCTCCAACGCAATGCAGTTATGTGACTTATGCTCCTGAGGAGTTTCACTCACATTATTATCTATCACATCAGGGTTCGCATGGTAGTTGTCTAATGTAAACAAATACTGACCATGCAACAAACCATGGTCTCTTGTTCGCACTTCACAATCCATTGAAGAGATAAAACCCTTATTGATTGCCATCACCCCATAATCCATACAATTCCAAAATTGTAGGTTCTCTAGGGACATATCGGGCGTCGGTGTTTTCGGCGCTCGGAGAAAAGCAGATATAGGAAGTTTATCATACATTGCCCCATAAGTAGGCAGATAAGTCTCAAAGTAAAAAGCACGACCAGGTATACTCTTCGCAGATACCCAAACGCCCTCTACAAATTCTCCATGTCCACTCTGATGGTCTGTAAGGTATTCTTTCCTTACCCAAACTTTTTCTGAAGGCAGGTTACAAATAAGGTTCATTAGTAATCTAAGTCAATCCAACCAGTGATAATTGTTTTCTCTGTATTACAGACACGTCCTCTGTGAGTATGTGTCCAATCAGCAGGCCATATGATAGTCTTACCCACCTCGGCGCTGACGTATTTATTTTGATATTCAAACTCAGTGCCACCGTCAGGATTATCAGAAAGATACGTCATCCACACAAGGTGACGGTCTCTCGTTCCACGACGATCACTCCTCTCCCAATGCCATACTTTATAACCTTCGTTAGGTTCGTATCTCTGGATGTTAAACAACTCAGAGACCTTACAAGGCATTACTCCAGCATATGGGAAGAGATCAAAGTATTTCTCACATACATCACTAAGTTGAGACATGTACTGAAGAATACAATCTTCACTCTTCTCTAACATGCGATGTAGGTGTAGGTCTGTTGAATGCTTCCCATCAGTATAGGATGTCTTCCGTAGGTACTTACACTCATCGTAGTACCTCAGAAGATCATCACATACTTTCTTATCTACCCAACCCTCATAGATGAAGTTCGGTGTCAACTCATTTACCCTGTCCACGGTAACGCTTCTTTGCCTTGTTCCGAGACGTTGCTGACAATTTCGTATGCTGTCCAGATCCTTGACGAGTTTTCTTCGGACGACTTTCAATAGTAGGTCCACCGCTCAGTCCGACTTTTGCTCTTGTTGCCATATTATGTTGGTGTAGGATTTACAATATCAATTGTAGGATACTTGAACGGTCCTGTCAAGGTCCTTGGTGTACTTACTCCAACTAGACTTGCCTCATCACCAGTGACTGCGAATAACTGTCCATTGATAAACACACTGTTGTTTACAACTGGATTGATCCTTCGCTGACCTGGTTGACATGGTGCAGGTACTAGTGGATTGACCTTTACACCATCCACTGCCTCTGGGAAGTTCGTAGAACTATAGTAATTAACTTGCTGTCCCTCAAAGTATACGTTAGGACTGACAGCAACGTTTCCTCCAAGTGGTTTTGCAGGATACAAACAGTTTCCATCCGTACTGGGCGAATCTACACAGTCTGGTCCAACTACATTTGGCATGTTACACCGCCTTTGCTACTTTTACTAGATCTTGCTTGATCCCTTCTATGTTATTATGTAGATAGTCTAAAGTATCACTTAGCGTCTCGTGCTTACTCGTCGCTGGTCGCCTGTACATCAATGTAGGGCGCTCCAGATGGGATACTCGCTGCTCCAGGTTCTCTAACCTCTCTGACAACTTCAGGAGTGCTGTCTCCAATTTCTGCTGTCGCTTCATTAACTCTTCCATCGTTTTGATCACCTCTCATGAATGCATTAGATGCTCTACTTTCAAACTCGTCGCAGAACGCATCGAAGTTTTCCAAAATTTCATCATAATCTTTGAAGTCAACTTTTTGGGGCATTTTTTTGCTGGGAAATTTTTTTAGAATTCAAGGTTTTGAAAAAACCATTTCGTAAAATATTTATCGATCGTCTGGATACTTTTGTAGGTTAGGGAAGTACCCCATTTTTGATATCGCTTGGCGCTTCGCGACCACATTAAAAAGGGGCATATCACTGCCCCCTGTCCCCTCGGACTGTGCTAGTAGTCGTTGCACAGTTCTTCGAGCATCTCGTCCATCTCGTCATGGTCGATGCCCTTGTCATCCCATGCGAGGTCGTCGCCGTTCTTCATGCCGAACACCTGAAGATGGGGGATCAGTTTGGCGTAACCGCTGTGCCCGTAGATGCGTGCCATGCGGTAGAGGTGCTCTTCGTTGTTGATCCAAAGACTGGCGCACCATGTCTCCCAGTTTGCCCATCCGTTGTAATCAGTTGCTGTGGTCATGTGGTTCGTTTGTTGTGTATGTGTTTATTATAGCAGGCACTCAACGCGCCCACCTGTCACCGTAGACAGTTCCCCAACCGTCACGCTGTGCCCTGCGTCTGTCATAGTCCTCTGCTGTGAAGTGATCATCAAAATCACCCTCATCAGTGACACCGCGCACCATGTCCCCAAAGGTCACGGTTTCATATTGGGCGGCACGCCTACAGGTTGCCCGCTCGATGCGTTCCTGTTCTAGGACCTGCAACGCGATGCGGTTGAGTTCGGGAGAGGTGGCATAGATGCCGTTGCTGTCAAAGTTGATTTTGTTCATGCCTTTATTATAGGGGACAGGTTGCCTAGTTGGCGGCAGAGTAGGACACTTCGCCCACTGACACACGCACCCA